TGGTAAGAACTTGTTTTCGTCTGTGTTGAACATGAATTCCACATTAAAATATGATGGAGGAACAAAGAACATACCACTAACTGCATTGGTGGAAGTGATTAAATCTGGTGCAAAATGATATTTGAATACAGAAATAATTTGATTGACCATCAATGCTTCTTCTTCAGAAGCGGGTGTAAAGATAAAATTCAACTGAAACTTTCTAAATCCAACACCACGATAAATGACTTGTAATTGTGGATTAATTGCATAACCTTGTGTTTGTAAAGCAACATCAGCAAAAGCTGCACCACCAAGGCCAACCTTACTCAATAGAGCATTTGTACCAAAGGCTGCAGCTGCAATAACAGTAGGATCAACTGAAGATGCTTGTGATGGATTTTTAGAACCATCACCACCATTTAATGCAGAAACAATGGCTTGAACACCTGTCAAACCTTTGCCTAAATCATTTGTCAAACTCAATTCATCGTAAGAGGCATTATAAGATGCGGTTAATGAATCTGGCATGTATAAGCATATAACACCAACAGAATCCGTTGTTTGTGGTTGATAATCAAATGTAGAAACTCGTCTTGCAATATCTTTTAATACGGAATCTCCTTCATTACCTGAGACAGGAGTAGAAGGTACTATTCTTTTAACTGAAAACTTGACATAATGGTTCTTGGTAGAAGAACCTAAATCAGCTGGGTAAACCAATGGAGTCAAAGATGGAGCAGGAGCATCTAAAGCTGCCAGTGGTCCAGTGACTCTATCTATCGTTGGTCCAGTTGAAATGGAAGTTATATCTATTGCCATTAATTTCTCTAAAAAAGATTATACATACTATTTATGGCATATTCTGGCAAATTTACACCTAAGAATCCACAGAAGTACGTGGGTGACTACACCAATATTATTTATCGCTCGTCTTGGGAGGCGAGAGTAATGAACTGGCTCGACAAAGAACCAAGTATTATATCTTGGGCTTCAGAAGAACTTGTAATTCCATATGTTTCACCTGTTGATGGCAAGAGGCACAGATACTTTCCAGACTTCTTGGTTAAGGTTAGAACTAAAGATGGCAAGCAAAAAACCATGTTGATAGAAATCAAACCTAAGAAACAGGCCATGGAACCAGTCAAAAAGAAAAGAATCACAAAACAATACATTCAAGAGGTGGCAACATATGGCATCAATCAAGCCAAATGGAAAGCAGCCACAGAATTCTGTTTGGATAGAGGTTGGGAGTTCAAAGTCTTAACAGAAGAACATCTTGGGTTCTAACCTAAATATAATATGACTTCAAAACTTACAGATTTAGCAGAAGAAAAGAAACAAGCAGGACATAAAACTATGTCCAAAGATGCTGTGTCTTGGCTTCAAAAAAAGATAGATGAGATTAAAAGACCATCTGCCATACCAAATACTATTAGAGGTGAAGTAGGTAGACAGAAGCAACCTGGCCAGTTAAGAATTGGCATGTTGTATTGTTATTATTATGATCCAAAGACCAAAGATGACCTGCCATATTGGGACAGATTTCCAATGGTGTTGATACTTGAGAAGTATAATGATGGTTTTTTGGGCTTGAATTTGCATTATCTGCCTGTTAGATATCGTGTTGCATTTTTACAGAAGTTAATGAAGTATGCTCAACTGACACCTGAGCAAGATATCAGAAGAATGAGAATTTCTTATGATATTTTACAGTCAACTAGAAGATTTGCAGAATTTAGACCTTGTTTGAAGCGTTATCTCTATAGCCATTTGAGGTCTAGAATTTTAATGATAGAACCTAATGAATGGGATGTGGCAACTATGTTACCAATCCAACAATTTAGAGGTGCAAAACCACAAAAAGTGTGGATGGATTCAGTAAAAGAATACAAAGAGCATATGGCTCATTTTAACCAAGACAACGAATAATGGCATTATCAGATTTTTTATCTTCATTTACGACAGATGTAGCAAGACCTAATAAGTTTGATGCTACTATAATCGTTCCTGCCTTGTTACAAGATTTCAATCCAATATTGCGTAACTTGACACTACGTTGTGAGGCCACAGAACTTCCAGGTAGAACCTTTGGTACTGTGGATCAAAAGTTTGGTTCTAATCCAACAACTAAATTTCCAATACATTCATCTTATAATGACCTAACAATGACTTTCATTGTGTCTGGTGATATGTCCGAAAGAACTTTCTTTGATGTATGGATGGAATATATTAATCCAACTAGAACATTTGATTTTGATTATAAACAAAACTATGCATCTACAATTACTGTAAAACAATATGACTTACAAGATGTTATTGTTTATGCTGTCAATCTCTTTAATGCATATCCTATTGCAGTCAATCAAATGGACTTAGATTGGTCTAATGATGGTTTTCATAAACTAACTGTGGTGTTTGCATATGATTACTGGCAAAATGCAGGCCTTGAAAACCTTGGAACTGTACTACCAACTATCAATCAAGCATCTTTACCATTTAGTTCATATACAGATATTGGCTCTGCTGATGATTACTTTACACAAGCATCTAATTTTAATTCATTATCTACTGTACCAGAAACATACGACCAATCTTTAGTTGATGCAGCTGTAGCACAACAACAAATTGATGCTGCAGCAACATACGATGAAGAACAAGCAAGAACTGAACAAATTATTAGTGACCTATCATCAACATCTGATGAATAATTTTAATGGAGTGAAATATAATGGCTTTACCAAAAATTGATGTACCAATTTATGAATTGGATTTACCTTTGTCTAAGAAACACATTCGTTTCAGACCTTTTCTAGTTAAAGAACAACGTAATCTTATGATGGCCATGGAGGCCGATGATAAAGAAACGATTGAAAAGAATATCAAACAAGTTCTACACAATTGCACATTGACTGAGAACATTGATATTGAATCATTGCCTATCATTGATATTGAATTCTACTTTTTGAATCTACGTGCTCGTTCCGTTGGTGAAATAGTAGAAAACAAATATCGTTGTGAGAATGAAGTTGATGGTAAGAAGTGCGGTAACTTAATGGATTCTAAAATCAATCTATTGGACGTTAAGGTTGACATGACCAATGTACCAGACAGTTTGGTTAAAATAACAGACAAGATTAGTATTGGCATGAAGTATCCAGAATTCTCTATTTTAGACAGAGCCACTAAGTTTGAAAATCCAACCGACATGGCTTTTGATATGATTGTTGAAAGCATTGAGTTTGTTTTTGATGGTGAACAATACTACTATGCAAAAGAAACAAGTCCAGGTGAGTTGATTGAGTTTATTGAATCATTGAATCAAGACCAGTTTGCAAAGATAGAAGAATTCTTCAATAACTTACCAAAGTTAAATAAGAAACTAGAATTGACTTGTAAGAAGTGTAAGTTTCATCACACGATTGAAGTGGAGGGCTTAGACAGTTTTTTCGGCTAGTGATGCGGCATGATAACTTGAGAAACTATTATACAACTAATTTTTCTCTCATGCAGCATCACAAATACAGTTTGATTGAACTTGAAAATATGATTCCTTGGGAAAGGGACATTTACGTTGCTATGCTTATACAATACATTGAACAAGAAAACGAAAAAATTAAGCAGAAGCAAAGTAGATGACAGAAAACCGCAGCGAAGACTATAAAAAAGCAGCCGAGACCAGAAAACGTGGTATACTCGGCAACATCACTGACAATATAGTTGCCGGTAATAGTGTTCGTGGTTCTATTAAGTCTGGTATATCAGATTCTTTCAAAGCCAAAGCTACAGGATTAAAAGAGAAATTTGATCCAATTAATATTGCAAAAACATTTACTGGCAATTTAGGCGGTGCAATTGTTGGTAAGATGATGGGTAGAAGTATGGAAGATATTGCACACTTTTCCGGTATTAAACTAAAAGAAAAAAGTGCAGGTCAAGTAGGTAATGTTAATACTGCACTTTATACTACAATAGCAAGAAGTAGTAGAATGAGAAAAGGTGATAGTCTTTCTGATGTGGCTACAAAATTATTATTTTTTGTGAAAAGTTCTCGTGAAGAAAAAATCAAACAAGAAGAACTAGATAAAGATTTTGATAAAACCAAACACGAAAAAGAAAAAGAGAGACATGAGCAGTTATTAGAGGCTATAGAAGAATCAAAAAGCAAAGAGATTCCTGAAAAAATGGATGAAAAACTTGATAAAAAAGAGCCTAAAAAACCTGAAGTACCAACACCTAAAACACAAACATCTGTTCCAAAAACTCCAGAAGTAAAACCTACAACAGTTAAACCTGCTGAACCAGAAGCACCTGTTACGCCACCAAAGACAACTACGCCTGAACCAGAGGCACCTACAATCACACCATCTAAAACAGCAACACCAGAAGCTGCACCTTCAATAACTGAGAGAGTAAAGAATTTCTTTACATCAAAACCAGCATCAACTGCCGCAAAAGTTGCAGTTGGTGTTACTGCTGCGGCCGCACCAACTACATTAGGTGATTTGATTGCTAAGAAAGGTGAGTCAGGTCAAGCAGGTTACAATGCAGCCAACATGGGTACTAAAGGTGGTAAGATACAAGGACTGAAACAACCTGTAAACTTAGAACAACTGACAGTTGGCGAAGTGATGGAAAGACAAAATATAAAATGGGGTTCTAAAGATGAAGATAAGAAACTGTTTGCTGTTGGCAAATATCAAGTTATTCCTGGAACATTAAAAGATGCTGTTACAGCATTAGGCATTAGTAAAAGTGATAAGTTTGATGCTAAGACACAAGAAAAAATCTTCAATGAATATTTGTTAAAGGTTAGAAAGCCATCTTTGCAAGCCTATTTGGTGAGTAAAGAAGATGATCCTATGCTATTAAAGAAAGCAATACATGAGTTGTCCTTAGAATGGGCATCTATTGCTGATCCAAACATTCCTGGTGGTACAACCTCACATTACGGTAGTGGAAACAAAGCATCTATTTTTGTTCCTGAAATGGAACAAGTGTTGAGATTAGAAAGAGAAAAGAACACTAAAACTGTAGCAACACCAACACCGGCATCAAATGGTGTTGGCACTAAACTGTCCGCAACTTCTGTACAAAATCAAGATTTAACACAAAAAACACCACAAAATACTGTGGTGGTAAATAACTCTGTGACAACTGTTAGTGGTGGTACAACTAATCAACAAATGATGATGCCGCAAACTAAAGACATTAAACCAACTTATATGGCACACTAATGAAAGTAATAACTAAAAAATTAAAAGAAGAAATCTTTGTATGGGATCCAAATGCTTTTGGTGGTAAAGGTTATTGGTTTGTGTTGGGTACAAAAGGTGGATACGGCAAAGCGGCCAGTAAGAAAGAGGCTGACAAATTAGGTAAACCAGATTTACCTAAAGAAACAGCAACACAAGAAACTGCAACTGTAAGTCCTGTTAACACAAATGTTAAAGCGGTGCCAACATTAGAAACACCACCTGAACAGGCACCAGTAACTAAAGTTATTAAAGAAGTTAATAACACCGAAACAATCATAAAAGAAGTTCCTGTTGAGTCAAAAAACAAAACCAATGAAACCAAATCTGTACCAAATGTAACTAATGTAACCAATGAAACCAAATCTGTTCCTGAAATGGAAGAAGATGAGGAAGAAGAAAGAAAGGTTTCAGATTACGCTAAAGCAGCTAAAGTTAGAAAAACAAGTTTATCAGACCTCATCACTAAAAAGATTGTTGAAGGCGGAAGTATTGGTTCTTCTATCAAAGCAGGTATTTCAGAAAAATCAAAAGCAAAAGTAACTGGCATTAAAGAAGCATTTGATCCATTGAACATTGCAAAAAAACTTACTGGTGGTCTTGGTGCAGCCATATTAGGTCGTGCAACTGGTAGAAAACAAGAAGACATTGAATATTTCTCAGGTGTGAAACCTAAAAAAGATACTGCAAGTAAAATTAAATCAACTGATAAAGCTGAAAATGTAACAAAAGGAAATAAATCAATTAGTAAAGCTCTTTACACCAAAGTGGCAGAAGGCCAAAAACAAAAAGTAATAAGAGGTGATAGTGTATCTAATGTGTTAAGTAAACTCTATAACTTAATGAAACAATACCATGATGAAGACATAACACGTTTAGAGTTAGAAAGAAAAAATAAAAAATTAAGAGAAGATGAACAACAACTTTGGCATGAAGAATTGATTGATGCTATTTTAGGTAAGAAAAAGAATAAAACACAATCAGCAAAAAAAGATGAAAAATCTGGTTTTAATCTTTTAGATTATTTGAAAACCGCTTTGAAAACAGCCTTTGAATTTATTATCAAGACAATTAAAAGCATATTCAAAGGCATACTTAAAGGCATAAAAAATATTATTAAAGCAACTGTTGGTGTGTTCAAAAAATTCATTGAAGGTCCAATAAAAGCACTAAAATCATTAGTGCTTGATGCATTTAAGAAACTAAAAAATTTTGTTGCGCCTATTATAAAATCTGCACGAGAAGCATTGGAGTTTATAGGTAAAAACTTTGCTAGTTTAGCACGAAAAGTGGGATTGACTTCATTAGCAGAAAAAGTAGAAAAGGCTATTACTAAAACGGAAGAAAAAGCAGTCGAAAAGATTGGTGCAGAAACTGCCGAAAAAGCTTTAGCTGAAACTACCGAGAAGGCTGGTGAAAAAGTTATAGAAAAATCTGTTGTAGAAGAAACTGAAAAGATTGCAGAAAAAACCGCAGGTAAAACATTACTTAAAAAGATACCATTTTTAGGTGCACTGGCAGGCTTGGCTTTTGGTACTCAACGTGCATTTGGCGGCGACCTTACTGGTGCTGCTTTGGAAGTTGCATCAGGAGTTGTAGGATCAGTTCCTGTTGTTGGAACTGCTGCCAGTCTAGGCATTGACGCCTATTTGGCTGCAAGAGACTTTGGAGTAGTTGGTGGAGAAAGTAAAGAAGAACAAACTGCAACACCTGTGGAAG